GGTAGCGATGAAGATAGCGAGTACTCAAACCCACCTGCTATAACAAACACAACATTAGGAAGGAATGATATTTAATGTTTTACTTTAATTTATTTAAACAAGACGAAGCAACAGGCAATCAACCTATTTATAAAAATAATAAGATTACTGTTGATGAAGATATCACTCTAAAGGCAGGACAAGTTTATAGTGCTGCCCTTTGGAAGAAAGATCAAACAAAAGACGGCAAGCCTGTAAATATGCTTTCGATTAAAGTTGAAGAAAACAATTTTGATGTAAGTACGATTACAGAAGAACAACCTAAAGCCGATCTACCTAATGATGACATCGAATTTTAAAAATCGAAAAATCATTAAGGATAAAAACTATATGCAATGGGTGGTGGAAAACCACCCTTGCTTCGTGTGTTATAAAACTATGGGAGTTTATAATAACACCTGTATTCAATTTCATCACTTACAAGGTAAATATAGAATTGGCGCAATGGTTAGGGACGATAGTACGGGTATTCCGATTTGCTATCATCACCACCACGAATTAACTTTTAAATACGGTGAAAGAACTTTTTGGGATACTTTAGAAATAGACCCTTTAGGTTATGCGCAATCCCTATATATTCGATACAAGGAGCGAACTAATGACAAAAGACCCCGTAAGACAAGAAGCAATTAAACTTCTTAAAGAGTGTTCTGATATCTTAGATATTAGAGGAAACACATACGGCAATATCTTACCAAATTTAACTATGCAATCTAAACTATGGTCAGCATATTTTGGTATCGATATTACAGAGGAAGATGTTTGTATCGCCTATGCTCTTACTAAAATAGCTAGAGATAAACAAGGCAACAAATATCATAAAGACAACGCAGTTGATATTGCGAACTACTCAGTAATGTCATCAGCAATTAAAAAAACTAAACAGGAGCAAAAGTAATGACGCAGAATAAAACCATACTTAAACATTTAGAACAATCACCATTAACACCTTTAGATGCTTTAATGAAGTACGGGTGTTTTCGATTATCAGCAAGAATTAACGAACTAAGAAAACAGGGTTACCATATCGAAACAGTTTATAAGACTGACCCCGAAACAAAAAAGACATTTGCTGAGTACCGTCTTGGTGGTTATGAGAAATAAAAATAAAAAAAAGGCAATCTATTTTAAAGCAATAATTAGAAATTATATAAACTTCCCTTATTACCAAAAAGAGATGAAAAAATATATGATAGATAATTGTAAACTTAAAACTTTACAAAGGTTGCCTTTAAAGTATTGCCAAGTATTGGTTAATAACTATTGCAAAGGTAGAAAATATAAAAATAAACATCAAGAAATCCAAACCACTAAAAGATTAGCTAAAGATATAGATATTTTTGATTTATATGCTTTACAAAAAATGGATTTAAAAGAAATTTCTAAATTAAGAAATAAATCTTCATGTAATGTTTCTTTAAGAAGAATAATTAATGAGGGTTTTGATTATAGGATTTTATTCTTTTATAAAATACCAGACCTTGTTGGTTTATATGAAGATATAATAGACCTTTTAAATTTAGTTATTGGTAATACTGATACTTATGAAAGTTGGAGGTATTATGAATATGATTCTTTACCAAGATTTTTTGAGAAAGAAGCTATTTTAACTAAAAAACAGGCAATAGATATTGATCTATTATTTAAAAGATACAAAATTGATTTTAACGTTAAGGAGGAACAAAATGTTAGATAAATCAGTCTTTGAAAAATTTGACTTACTACCAATGAGTTATAGTAAGTTAAATTCTTTTTCGAATTACCCTTGCCAATTTATTATTAATAAACTCTATAAAGTAGATACGGGTACCAACCCTGCTATGCGAGCAGGTCAAGTAGTAGAAGAATTATTGTATGACTCTCTAATGCGTAAAGATGTTTACATGGATAAAGTTCTTTTACATTTCGAAGAAGATTTTTGCGATTTCTATGACCAAGAAAAAGTAACTAAATATCTAGAGTATATTCCTAAGATGTATAAGCAGTGCGATAACTTTCTTAAACAGTTAGGCAATTATCAATTACTTAGCTATCAAGAAGAAATTAGTACATCGATCTTAGGTATAAACTTTATTGGATATACGGATTTTCTTTTTGATCTTGATGATGAATTATGGCTATACGATCTAAAGACTAAAGCAAGAATGTCTAAACCTAGTAATAGCGAATATCTACAACAATGGATTTATAAAAAGGCATTAGAAGAAAAATACCAAAAGCCCGTTCATTGTCATTTAGATATCGTTACACCTACGAAAAGACACTGTGAGGAATTATTCTTTAATGATAGTCACGAAATCGAAATATATAATAAAATTAAAGGCATGGCTTCACTGTTGCAAAAATGCAACACTCCCGAAGATGTGGCTCTACTTTATCAACCTAATTTAGACAGTTGGGAATGGAATGCCCAAAATATCCCTGCTCGTAAACAGATATGGGGCATATAACAGGTAAAATATTAGTGGGGTGCTTTCACTGTGGTCGAAAGTACTCCATACCTATGATGATTAAGAAAACCCATAATGGAAAGAAACATTTTAACTGTATTAAATGCGAAAATCTCAATCCCCGAGATAGATTATACTTAAAAACACTAAAAGGGCTTTCTACGGCTCTTAAAACAGCTTTTTAGGGGTATTTTCAGGTAGTTCATACCTAATTTCTCTAGTTATAGTAGATTTAATAATAGAATGACCAGAACCTGCACAATCTTTACCCCACATAGATGTAATTCTATAAGCTATATCATCTTCCCCTATTAGTTTCCCGATGGCGCTCATAATATTATGCTTAGGGTCTAGATCGCTTAATATCTCTTTATAGGTTTGCCATTCATTAGTAGAGGAACTGTGGTCGTAAAATTCTAGATAGATTATGGTTTCAGATTTCTGCTTTACCATGTAAAATAGATTTAATTAACACAATAAAAGGAGTGCCAATGGTGTAAATATCTTCGCAAAAAATCACTAGATCAAAAGGCGAGGTTTTAATCATCTCGCCTTTTTTATTTTCCCTATTCTTAATTTGGGTTTCTTAATTGGTATCTTACCAAAAGATAGTTTCTTAAATGTTTTACCCTTACTACCTATTATTTTAGGTTTAATTAAAACTGCTAAGCTAGAGGTAGTCGTTATCATTAGTGTAATAACCCATGACCAAACCAAACAACCAAACAGATGATTGCTAGCTTCCATAGATTACTCCAAGTCCAATATGGGTCTAACTCATCTAGTACCCAAAAGACCTTATCCATTATCCAATCTTTCATTTTGAATTTACTCCCTTCACCTTTTCAAAAGTTCGTATGCCTGCCATTCCTAACAATGCTAGGACCAAAGGCATTAAGGCATCTAAATCTAAACTAGGTAAGGGTGCAGTTTCAATAGAAAAAAGAGCAAGAAAAAATAAAGTAAATTGTTTCGCCACATATTCCCAGAATATAGCAAAGGCACAAGAGATACCTATTAACGGCCTCCATGATCTTTGTAAGATACCCGATATATCCGTAGCAGTAGATTTAGCATCAGCAATATTTACATCTATCTGTTTAGAGTTAATTTCATTCTCTAGTTCTTTAAGACGAATTTTTATCTTCCCTTTTTCTTCTTCTGATACATGTAAGTCATCTATAATTTTACCGACAGTACCAACAAGACCACCGCTAAGTATTTTATCTAACATTAAGCATCTCTCATTTGTTTAGCTAATCTTTTAGATCGATTAGGTAGTTGTTTTGCCCATAAGCTATCGAGCATTTCAAAACTTGCTTTGACAAAATCTTTATCTCTTAATGCTTGTTGGAAGTTCTGAAAGCGCATAAGTTTAGGTAAGCCCAAATTAAACGCCATATCCACCACTACAAAAAATGCTTCTTCAGGAATACTATCTGCATCTATAAATTTTCTAGCATCATCTATTGCTTGGTTTAAATCAGTAGTAAATATCTGATCTACTTCTAAATCTGTTAATTCTTTTTCTAGTAAATATTCTTCATCGGGTAATCTAATTAAATGACCTACCCCTGTGGTCCAATTATTTAAAGTATCCTTATAGGCAGTTGTGCGAACACCCTCGCTATGCTTAATTTGTTCTTTTAGCTTATCTATATTCATAGGTATATATTTCTATCCCAAGAGCCGTCTTTATTCAATACCATAGGCACGATATAAGGAATGCCGTTAGTTATTACCCCACAAGATAGTATAGGTTTAGCTAGATTTACTTTCATATATGCCATGGCTAAAGATTTTTTATCTACTAAACAACCTACCGACATACCGAAGTTTAAGTGATAATCGTTACCTACATACTTAATTTCACTAACTGTATGAAAATGTCCTTGCACACATGATGTTGCTGTTTGTTGTACTGCTTTCGCTATATCCTTACAGAATTGATGAGCAAAGATTACTTTACCCTTAGGGGTTTCTAATATTAACCGTTCTACCCATTTCCATTTGCTCGATACATCTAAAATCTCATTATAATCTTTAATAAAGAACTTAGACATTCCTTTAGCCATAGCCCGTCTTAAGATCATAGAGCCATGGTTACTTTCTAATAAATACATAGACGGAAATATCTTTTCTAATTGCCCACATAAAGACTGACCAGATAATAACTCATCAGCAGGTGCAGGTAGATCGGGATTTATAACATGGCTTACATTAACAGAGTGCCAATCCATCTCATCACCGATATGTACGACACAATCGGGCTTATAGGCTTTATTTAATTTTATTAGAAAAGGAAAAGTATCGGGGTGGTGATATGGGAAGTGTGTATCAGATACAACTAATATCTTTTTATATATGCTCATCAGATGCGTTTACACAAGCAAATCTATATTTGCGAATATTGTATTCATCTAGAATTAACTTTAGGTCATTTCCAATAATTTTACAATGTTCGAAAGACTCTGCTTTTTCATTAACAGAAATGCAAACTGCATTATAACAAAAGTATCCTACGAGAAAGATTGCTTTAAACATTAAAGATGTAGTCTTTAACAACCATAAATAATTGCCCAAAGACTGCAACGGCTACACTATAACCAACCAATTTTATATTTTTTATGTCCTTCTCAATATGAGCAAGGTGGTTTGTTTTGATAACTTGGATATCTTTTTGAATTAAAGCTATCTCTTTATCTAACTTGTTGATCTTGTCCGCTTGTGTTGCCATTTAGATTACTATTTAGCTTAACTTGTGCTTGTTTGTCAAATGTTTCTATTAGTTCTTTATCCTTCTTAATTTTCTCTTGATATTCAGCTAATTCTTTTTGTGTTTTAATCACATCATCAAAAGTCATAGTCATCATTTGTTTTCTGATCTCAGCATTTCTTTCGTGTGCTTTTTCTAATCTATCTAATAAGAACTGAT